ATAATTTTCTTGGTGGAAAATCAGGATGACAAATGTACATAACGTCAGCTGATTGAGCAAATTTTAAATCTGCTAGATCTGCTGTTTCATAAGTTGTTGTTAATGTGTAAACTCTATTTGCAATACCACCTGATGAATATGCTGTGTAAGAAGTTGTATTAACATTGTTTCCATCTACATCTTGTAAAGCAAATGTATTAGTCGCAACACTTGCTACCTTAAATCTTTTACCATTAACTTGTGTCATTCCTACAACACCAGAAATAACAACTGTATCTCCATTAGAGAAACCATGAGATGCTGATGTAACAACACCAGGATTAGCTTGTGTAATTCCTGTTATAGTTTTGTTTGCTTCTAATATTGCACCACTGTCTTTATAAAAACGAATATAAAGATCACCAAATTCTAAAATGTAAGTTTGTGTTGTTGAAAATTCAAAAGGTATTAATCTTGTAAATGCTGATGATGTTTTAACTTCAGCTACAAATGTTGTGCCTGGTCTTCTTGCTGCAGATCCATGAGGATAGACAACCATGTTTTGTAAAGTTTTGCAACCAGATGCGTATTTAGTTAGATCATTTCTACCATCTAAACGTGGTGATAATTCTCCGCCTGTAAAGTTTGTTAATTGAACAGCAACTCTAGCCATGGTTTTTAAAACCTAGAGTTGATAAACGTATTTGAATCTACTACAGATGCCATACCCATTTCTTGATCTGTGTTATATCCTTCAGTTGAATCTACAAATCTAGCATCTTTTAATTTTTCTTGATACAGCGAATACATTTGCGTAGCTACTGGATTAGATGAAGTTACTGCATAAGCAATATCAGCAGCTAACGCAGCACTTAAAACTTCTCTAAGTAATTGATCATATTCATTAGGATCTTCAACTCTTGATATATATAATATTTTCATAGAAGTAGAATGAGATAAAATCTTTCTGCCTTCTACAACGTGATCAGATTCGTAATCTAAAATTTTAATTAATCTTAAACAATCTGATGGTAGTGTAAATTGTTTTGTAAATCCCCAAGCTGGTGTTTCTGTATCAGCTGGTAGTTGAACTCGTTTTAATAAACAGTTCCATGGATGATGTCTAAATACAGCATCTCTTACATTTAAATATCTAGCATTGCAAAGTCTTGCATTTTTAGAATCTTCTGTAAGTGTTAAGATTGTAGATGCACCTAATTGATTTAAAGCTCCGTTACAAATTTCTACTACTGATGCCATATTAAACTTTCTTTATAATATATTTACGTCTTAATTGTCTAGGTTTTACTGCTGCAAAGATCTCAGCTTCTGTAAGCTCTAAGTCTTTATCAAAACCATGATGTGCAGTTGATGTATGTTTAAATCTATCAACTAGAACATAACGATAGATATAATCTTTATTTTGGAAATGTAAAATGGTTTTTACTTCGTTGATTTTTTTCATGAATGAATAGTGGGGATTTTACTCCCCACTATTTAAAGTAGTATTAATCTACTACGTATCTGATAGCAATTTGAACTACTCCTGAAGCGGCACCACCAGCTAACGTAGCTGTAATTGGTAAACCATCTTCATTAGCGTTCACTACTGAACCTGCACCTAATGCAATCGTTGCAAAGGCATCTGTTCTAGCAGCAGATGATGTAGATGTTGCAGCTAAGTAAGCAGCAGCTGAAGCCGCAACTACTGTTCCTGCAGCATTTTTATAAGCAGCATTTCCAACTGATAAAGTTGTAGATGCACCTAATGCAGCGTTAGTTAAATAACCATCAATGATTCTTGCACCATTTGGTAAATTTACTAACTCTATTACGTCACCGATAGCTGCAGATGCTAATGTAATATCAGCAAATGCAATTCTTACTCTTCCTACTAGATCAATAGTATCAATCTTTTCAGAAGGTACGTTTTGCGACCATTTAGTTTTTTGGTTTGAGTATAATGTAGCCATTATATTTTCTCCTATTTAGTTAGTTATTATTCGTCGCAAGCAATTTCGACAACTTTTTCTTCTTCCATACGAGTAGCACCAATGCTCATAGCGTAGTAAACTTGAGTGCTGTATGATTTGTCAGCTCTCTCGTCAATTCTAGCTATAACATCTTGACCAACCGCTAATTTAATAGCGTCTGATGTGAATGCGTATGCAAGTCTGTCGTCTGTGTTTGTTGCGTCAAATTTTAATCTGTTAGACACGATGAACTTAAATCCTAGGAACGAATCTAATTGTCCCTGAGCTAGAGCTTTAACAGTGTTAAAGTCAGAAGATTTAACTTCAGTTGTGTTTAATAAATCGCTAATTTGTTTTGGACCAACAATGATGAATCTAGGTAAACTAGGATCAACATCAGCTAAGTCTAACAATTCTTTAGCTTTTAAAAGTTTAGCAACAGTTAAACCTTCAGTTTGTGATGAACTGTATGGTTTCTGTCCAGCTGGAAGTGCAACAGAAGTAGATCCTGTTTCTCCAGTGTATGCAGTTCCGCCTAAAGCAGCGATTACTACATCATCCATCGCTCTTCCCATAGCAGCAGCCGCAGCTTTTGCATAAGAAGAAGTTGGATCAATTAATAATCTAACTTTATCTGCATTGTCTATTAGATCAGCCCACTCGTAATCTGCAAGACTTACTCGTCTTCTAGAATGTGGCGTATCAATTTGTGGAGTATCAGAGTGTCTAGATGTTCTTAGAACAGCAGTTGTTTTACCAACTTGATCAAAGAACGCATTCTTTCCTACTACTGACTCAACATCCACAACTCCTCTTAGTAATGATCCCATTTGCTGAGATAACATTTGTACGTTTGAACTGTACTGCTGTACAAAAGCAGTTGTTATTTGGTGTGACATAGTGTCATTTCCTATTGTTAAGTTAAGTTTAAGTTTATTTCAGAAAGTTCCCCATCATTGATAGGCTATCTTGCATTTAACGACTGTTAGTCGGTTGTCTTTCCAACAGGCAACGTAAGGTTCTAATAGAATTGTCTTACAATTTCTAAGAAGATTTAATTAAAAATCTCCCTAGAAATCGCAATACATCAATTTTGAATTGATTGCAATAGAATTATTGATTTAATAATTCTCTTAATGAAAGTACTTGATTTACTACCTTATTATGACTTGGATGATTCTTGTTCCAATAAGCACCTTGCTTATCAGTTGTTAATTCATCAATTTCTTTTTCAATATCTCTACCTTGAAGAATATTTTCGGCTTCTGTACCGATAATTTTATCTTCAGATAATAGATTAGCAATATTAGCAAATGCTTTAATGATCTTTGGATTATCACCTAATCTAGATCCATCTCTTAATTGAGTGTCAAGAAGTTCTGGTTCTAAATAAGTTTGAGCAACATTGGCAGCTTTTCTCAAGTTGTCATCGTATGCTCTTCCCCATTCTGATCTTAAAGCATTAGTAGCTTCAGCTTGTGCAGTTTCCATATTCACTGACATTTCTTTTGCTGAACCTTCTAATGTTGATTTATAAAACTCTAGAATACCTTGAGCTTGTTTATTATTTAAACCTAGCTTGTGAGCATTCTGTGCGAATCCTTTGATTACATTTTCATCAACAGGAGCAACATCAGTTTTAAGTTCTAGTTTATATTTATCAGGAGATTCTGGTCTTCCTAATTTATTATAAACTTCATTCCACTGTTCATCTGTTGCAGACTTTCCTGGTAGAGGAATCTTATCAGTTCCAATCATAGATACTGCATTGATGTAGCTTTTAGCTAACGCATCTAATTCAGTAAATTTTTCTATGTTTGGATTTGATCTATACTCTTCAGAGATCGCTTCTTTCCAAGTCTTGCCAGAAGTGGTTTGTGTTGGTTGTTGTGTTGAGCTTAGTATTGGTTGTGATGTTTCCTGTGTACTTTGTGTTGTTGCACTTGTAACAGGCTGAGTTCCCTCAGTTGTCTGTACTTGTTCTAACATTTTATTTTCCTTTTAGTTTATCATTTAGCAGCATGTTTTTAATAAATAGAAGAACGCTGCGTTGTCCCTCCATATATGCACT